TTTATCTGGACACCATATCAACTGTACAAATACATGAGGAAGAATAATGGGCGGATCGTCAAAAGCACCACCACCAACACCTGAAGAGTTAGCTTTAGAAAAACGTACACAAATGGGTCTTACTAGAGAACGTGCTAGAACAGAGCGTATGTTAAAAGCACAGGCTCGTGGATCACTAGGTGCTAAGTCATTACTAGGTGGGCTTAAAAAAGAAACCTACGCAAAACAAGAAGATGTAGTGCATAGTGATGCTATGTCTAGTGAAGAGCGTGATAAGCTTAAAATGACAAGATTAGGTCGTCAGGCTTTAAAAGGAATGCTGTAATGAAATTACCCGCAGAGCTTGGGTCACTTCAAGACCTAAAGAAACGCGAAGCTAACGCATTTAAACGCTCTACACACTGGCATGATCAGCTAGATGATGCGTATGAATACTTCCTACCTAACCGTAACCTGTTTGAAACTACTATGGCAGGTCAAAAGAAGATGGATAAAATCTTCGACTCTACTGCTTTAGAGGCTATCCAACAAGGTGCTAGTAAGCTACAAGAAAACATTGCTCCTATCTGGTCAAGATGGGCTACCTTTGAGCCGTCACTACGTGTTAAAAAGCTGTTACAGTCTGGTAACTTTGACGTATCAGAAGAAGATATTAGACGCAACCTTGAAGAGCAAGCAGAAGAAGTCTTCGATTATATTAACCGTTCTAACTTTGCTACACAATTCTATGAACACGCCCTAGACCTTTTGATTGGCACAGGCACTCTTCGTATAGATGAAGATGAAGATGAAGATATGCCTATTGTATTTAGTGCTATACCACAGAAAGGTATTGCATTTGAAGAAGGTCCGCAAGGAAGTGTAGAGACACACTGGCGTAGATTTGAAGTCAAAGCAGGTTTGCTAGAACGCAAGTGGCGTGGGTTCAAGGCATCTCCATCAATGGCTAAAGTAATAAAAGACAAGCCTGAAACTATCGTAAAAGCCTATGAAGGCGTTGTTTATTTGCCAAAATCAAAAACATACTATGGTTGTTTGTGGGTTGGGAAAGAAGATCGCATTAGTTGGATGGAAGACTTTGGCTCTACGTCTCCTTGGGTAACAGGTCGTTACTCTAAGGTAGCAGGTGAGGTGCGCGGTCGTGGTCCTGCCCTACAAGCACTGCCTGATGTTAAGTCATTGAATAAAGCTAAAGAGTTCACGTTACAAAAAGCGGCTATTGACCTTGCAGGTATGTACACTGCTACGGATGATGGCGTTACAAACCCCTACAATATTAGTATAAGTCCGGGGGTTGTTATTCCAGTTGGTTCTAACAACAATTCTAATCCATCTTTAAGACGTTTAGACACTGGTGCTAACTTACAATTGTCGCAGTTTGTTATTAATGACTTACAAATGAACATTAAAAAAGCATTATTTAACGACCTGCGCGATCCTACTGGGGCTGTTAGGTCAGCTACAGAGGTAGCTATTGAGTCGAGAGAACTTGCTAAACGTATAGGTTCTGCATTTGGTCGCTTGCAAACTGAAGTATTAATCCCTATTATAAAGCGTGTGGTTGCTATATTAACTCGTAGAGGTCTTATACAGCCACTACAGTTAGATGGTAGAGACATTGATATTAAATTTATGTCACCACTAGCAAGACAACAGGATGCTGAAGATATACTTACTGTTCAACAAGCTGTACAGTTTGTATTACAAAATGCAGGTCCAGACGAAGCTAAGATTGGATTTAAGACTGAAGAGTTTGGTACATGGGTTGCAGAAAAAGCAGGTGTTCCTGCGAGCTTAGTAAGATCAGAAGCTGAAAAGCAACAAGTAATACAAGCAGGCGCAGAAGCATATCAACAAGGTAACGCTACTGGTGAGAACCCAATGCAAGGACAGACTACGCTTTGAGTTGGAACAAAATAGACAAGGCTTCTACGGAAACCAAGTCTAAGTACGCAGAAGAACAACGAGTTAAAGCCATTGAATTAGCTAGAGCATACAATGGCTGTTTCTCTACGCCTGAAGGAAAGAAAGTCCTAGAAGATTTAACATCACGTTTTATCTATGGCAACGATACCCCCTTTGAATCACAGAATGTAAACTATGAAGCGGCTTATCATAATGGTGAGTCTGGAGTAGTTAAGTATGTGATTAATTTAATACAACAAGCTAAAGTAAGAGGTTAATATGTCAGACGAACAAGCCGAAGTACAAGAAGCTACTTCTGATACCTTGTTAGACAATGCTCAACCCACGTTAAGTGAGAACGAGTATTTTCTAGCTGAAGGCATTAAGGGTACAGGTGAAACACCCGAATGGTATAAAGCAGATAAATACCAGTCAGTAGCAGAACAGGCAAAAGCATACACTGAACTTGAAAAGAAGTTTGGCGGATTTAAAGGTGCGCCTAAAGATGGCTATACTGCTCCTGAAGGTGTAGATCAAGATGATGCTTTACTTGCTGAACTAACTGAGTTTGCTAAAGACACTAATATGTCTGATGAGGCGTATGGTCGTGCATGGGAGCTTTTGACTGCACAAGAGCAGGCGGTAGAAGAGGTAACTGCTGAACAAGAGATGGCGAAGCTAGGCGACAATGCTACGCAACGCTTGAAAACTGTTGAAGGGTTTTTAAAGAACAATCTAGATGCTGATACTTATACCCAAGTGCAAGACTTAGTGACGACTGCTGAAAGTGTACAGTTAATAGAAGCTATCGTAAAAGCTACTGTTCCTGCTAAACTACCTATCGAGGGTGGTGAGCATCCGCAAGGCTTAACGTGGGCAGATGTAGAGGCAGAAATGTTCAAGAAAAACGAAACTGGTCAGTTTTTACGAAGCGTTGATCCTAACCATGAGCGCAAAGTTCAACAGATGATTGCATCGTTTGGCGGTTGATGTTTACAAATATGGGTGTTCGGTGTTATAATAGGGCATCGAATACCCTTTCTAGGCTCGATAAATTTAGGTTGGATGCTGACCAAATTTATTGGGTACTCAGCTAAAACCTTGAAAAACTTTATAAATTAAATCTTTTTTTCGAGGATATTACAATGAGTAATACACTATCAAGCGTAGCTGTCACAGAGTTTGACAGCATGGTAAAACACGCTTACCAAGGCGTAGGTAAGCTAAAAGGCGCGGTAACTGTACGTAACAATGTTGTTGGCGATACTTACAAGTTCCGCAAAATGGGTAAAGGTCAAGCTAGCCAAAAAGCTACTTCTGATTTAGTAGTTCCAATGGGTGTAGCGCACAGCCAAATTACTGCAACTCTTTCTAACTATCACGCATCAGAGTACACTGATTTATTCGATGCGGCTGAAGTAAACTTCGATGAGAAGCAAGAGTTAGCAACTACTATTGCAGGCGCTCTAGGTCGCAGACAAGATCAGCTAGTTCTTGATTCACTATCAGGTGTTGATTTTGCAAGTGCTTATTCTTCACAATCTTTTGGCGGAAGCAGTGACGCATTAGCTGTTGATCTTCTTGCATCAGCTAAAACAAAACTTGTTGCAAACAACGTAGGTGACACTAATCTATTTGGTGTTATCGATGCCGCAGGTTTGTCAGATTTGCTAAATGATCCAACTATTACTTCTGGTGACTACAACAGCGTTAAGGCTCTTGTAAACGGTGACATTAACTCTTTTATGGGTTTTAACTTCATCGTTCTTGGCACACGCGCAGAAGGCGGTTTGACTTCAGCTACTTCTGACACCATTGATTCTTTCTTCTTTTCTCAAGATGCTGTTGGTTTGGCTATTGGCATTGATATGAAGACAACTATTGATTACATCCCTGAGCGTACTTCACACTTGTGTACTGGTATGCTTAAAGCAGGTGCGGCTGTACGCGATCCTGAAGGTGTAATTCGTGTACAATATGATGCAGACTAAGGAGATATAATCATGGCTTATGTAGATTCAGCGTTACAAAAAATCACCAATGGTATTGGTGGACAAGCAAATAACTTTTTCATCTATTCAACTAGCGATGCTATTGCTACTGTTAATAATGCCAATTATTTTCTTGGTGGAGTTAGCCGTTTAGCAGCAGGCGATGCTATTCTTGTTATTGGTAATGGTATTCCTACCCTTACTTATGTAGTTTCAAGAACAGATACTGCTGTTGATGTTGTAGATGGTACAACTGTTGCTGCAACAGATAGCGACTAAGTAGTTATTATAAGGGGGGTTCGCCCCCCTTTTTTAAAAAGGTGATATATGGCGAGTAAGATTGGATTAATTTCTAACGCATTAATTTTAATTGGTGATTTGCCATTGACATCACTTACTGGTAACTCACGCGCACAAGTTGTAGCTAATAACTTGTATGACAAT